CGCGGGCCGTCGTCGGTGCCTTCCTGATCGTCCATGCGCTCGACGTCCTCGCCGTCGGTGGCGTTCCATTGAATGCGCGTGCCGTCTACGGTCGTGAATCCCGTGTTGTCGTTGAGCACTCCCGACACAGCAGCCGCCAGAGTCCGGGCCGCCGACAAACTGACGGCGATGCAATCCACCGACACGGCGAACTCTGCCAGGCTGGTCGTTTGCGCCAGCGTGCGCACGGGAGTCCGGCTATCGATGCTGTAGACAATGGCCGGCAGCGCCGTACCTTCCCGGCGCCATTCGGGGCTAATTCGCGTGCCGACGAGCGCGGAAACGCCAAGGTCGCTGGTTAGCCGGTCGCGGATGGCCGTTTCGATGCTCATTTCTTGGACACCTTCATCCGCGCCTTGCGGGCCAGTTCGGTCAGTTGCGTCTCGATGACGATCGCCAAGTCCTCTTTGAGGACCGAGGGCGGGAACTGCTGGTACGTGGCCCGCTTCACGTGCCACTGGGCACGGCCGCTGTCCACGATGGGCGCAACATAAGACCTTGGATTCCGCTTGTACCGGAAGCCGGTGCGGGTGGTGGTCTTGAGCCCGCGGGTGTCACCCATCGACTGGATCACCTTGCTGGACGCCTTGCGCAGGCTTTCCTGACCACCGTAGCTGCGGTGGGTGGCGCCGTGCGTCAGCCAGTTTTGCTTGTAGGTCGTCGCCAGGCGCTTAAGGCTGCGCCGCAGCAGCTGCTTGTACAGGTTCCGGCTGACTCGGTCGGGCAGCGTCAAGAACACCCTTTGGGCATCTGTGAATGCCTTGTTTGCCCGGTCGCTGGTTCCTGCGCCGAATCGCAACAGTTCCAGGTTCTCCGACGCGTTGACCTGGCGTTGCATGAAACGCTGATAGTTGCGCAGGTGCTCCGGCGAATTGAACTCGGCGCCGCGGCGGAAGCTCATGCCGTCACCTCGAGCGCTTCGCAGTGCAGTTCCATGCGCTGCAGGGTCGGATCTAGTACGCCGGTGACCTGAAGAACTCGGTCAGACTTGCCCGTTTCGCGCAGAAGAATCCGGCTCTTGACGGTCACCGAGTCAATCCAAGGGAGGATGAGCCTCCACGCAGTTTGTCCGCGGTTGATGTCCACCGAGTCGATGCTTCGGCCGTCGGCCGACTCGATGTAGCCGAGCACCGTGGCGGCCGTGTTCCAAGTTTTCACGTCCTGCCCGTACGCGTCAACAGTGGAAACGGTGTAGTTCTGCACCGCCATCTCGTGCCGGAACATGCCGCGGGGGACCATCAGTGCACCCCGTGCTCTCCGAGCATGGCGAACAGCATCTGCTCGGCCTTGCCCTCGATGGCGCCAGTGCTGTCGCCGCGGTCGGCGTAGAGGCGCCCGCACAGCTGCAGCGCCAGCATGTTGATGTAGTGGTCGCCAACGAGGGTGATCCAGTTCAGGGTCACCGGGCGGTTCCAAGCCTCATCGACCAGCACCGCCACGCGCTCTCCGTCCCAGTGCAGTTCCGGCGTAGCGGTCTGCGTAACGGCGTCGTCGTCGACGTAAACGGCAGTGATGGCGCCGCTGGTGTTGACCGGCTGGATCGGGAGCACAACCCAGGCGTCACCCTCCTCGGACACCTTGTAGGAGCGCTCGATGGCCTGCATGGCCAGACCCGTGCAGCGCTCGACGGTCTCGCGGACCGCCGGCAGCAGGATCGAGCCGATGTAGGAATCGTCCTGCGCGTGGAAGATCCGCAGGTGGGCCTTGATGTCGCTGGTGGTGAGAGCTGGCATTTTTAAAAGGCTGGGGGGGGTGTCCCCCCCCACAGCCCGGGGTCACATGGAGTCGATCAGGCTTCGCGGCGGATCACGCCACCGGCGTACTTGTCGACGATCTTCGCGTCAGAGCGCATCATCGACAGGTAGCGCACCTTGCCCGCCAGCCCGATGGTGTACGGGTCAACCCGGAACGTCACCTGCGTACGGTCCACGATGCGGTAGCCGCGGCTGAGGTCGCCGAAGAAGACCGCCGTGCTGGCCTGCGCACCCGCGTCGGGCATGAACTCGCTGATGTACACCGGACGGCCCATCAGGCGGCCAGTGCTCCCATCCTGCACCATCATGCCCTGCATGCCGTCGTACAGGAACTTGCCCGTAGCGCCAGCGTCACGAATCTTCAGCAGGTTTGCCCAGGTGTTCGCGTTCATGATCCAGCTGCCGTTCTGCTGGTATCCAGGCTTGATCTTCGAGTACAGCGTGATGATGTCCTCGAAGTCGGGTTCAGTGGAGATGCCACCGGTCTTCACGTTGTTCGTGGTTTCCCAGTTGGTCGGGATGGCGATGCCTTCCTCCTGACCGGTTCCGCTGCCGACGATGTGCTTTTCGGCGCGCGCCTTGCCGTGGGCACGAGCGTGATCGATCACGATTTCTGCAGCGATGTCCACCACGGAGTCGTTCAGCAACTCCTCGGTGATGTCGGTATACGCCGCGGTCTTGTGGGCGGTGAAGGCCTTCTTGATGGTGGTGAAGTTGCTCTCGGTGTAGTTGGCGTTTTCAGCCACATACGCCGCGGTCATCTTCGCATCGATGACGGGAAGGTCAAGGTTGGTGGGGAACGCCTGAACGGTCGCCAGCATGCGCACCGGGTTGTCCCAGTCGAGCCACTTCACGAACTCGCCAGTCTGCTGGGTGACGGTGGTATTGGCAGCCGTCGCAGCCGTGCCGATGGTCAGCACGGTACGCATGTCGAGGTCAAGGGGGTTGCCGTCGCGGCGCATGATCTGGCGGGCGAGGTCCTGCACGGTCGTGCGGGCGCCTGCGCGGTTTTCAGGGCGCAGAACCTGGTTGCCGGCCGCCTTGACGGCGTCCAGCCGGCTGCGCACCGACAGGCTCGACAACTGGCCGTCGATGGCGCGGATTTCTTCTTCAGCGGCGTCGAATGCCTTCACGGCGTCGGGCGTTGCGGTTTCGGCGTACTGCTCGCACGCAGCGACGAGCTGCGAGCGCTTTTCACGGAGCATTTCAGGGGTCAGGCTCATTTCAGGTCTCCAATCCGCAGCCGCAGGTACCGAGCGACGAGCCCGGTGGAAGTGTGAAACGCCCGGACCGCGGCTGCGGTCGCCTCGTAGGCGGGCGTGTGGACAAGGCTGACCTCGTAGAGCCGGGCCGACACGACGGTGCGGCGGTCGCCGCGCCACTCGTCCTTCTCGGCCACAAACCCAAACGACATGTTTTGGTAGATGCCGTCGCGCAGGAGCACGCGCATGTCCTGCCCGTCGCGGGTGTCCGGCAGCCGAGCGGCGAACGTCACGCCACGCTCGGTTTCCTCGAGCTCGAGCGTGCCGCTGCGGGTGTCCGCGAGCACGCGCCCGCCGTCATGCTCGACCAGCAGCGACACGTTCCGCTTGCCGAGGTCGGCAGCGAACGCTCCACGCTGGATGGTCTCGATGAACGGCAGCGGCTGGGATTCGGTCCCGTAGGGGATGGCCAGCCCGGACACGGTGTTGCCCTCGACGTCTGCTCGGACCTCGAACGACCGGCGGTCAATCTGCATCGGGCGACTCGCTTTCTTCGTCCTCGCGGTCGCCGTTCACCTCGGCCTGACCGGCCGCCGTGTCCAGGCGCATCATGAGTTCGTTTGCCATCGGGTCCTGCACCGGCTGCATGCCGATGAACCACCTGGCGTCGTTAGGCGTGAGGACGCCAGACATGACGAGTTTGGACAATTCCTTGGCGGTGTCCTTCATCGTGCCGCGCAGCAGTTCCTGCAGGTCGTGCTCGACGCGGTAGCCGGGCAGGATCTTGGCCATGATTTCGGCCTCGATTCGCTTGGCCCAGGGACGGAGCGTCTGGTCAACCAACGCCCGCTGGGCGTTGAGGTCGATCTGTGTGCCACTTTCTGTCGCAGCCAAGAACGACAGCGGGACGTTGAGCGCTCGAGCGATTTCGCCCATGGCCGCGGTGCGGGCCGCCGTCACGGCGTCGAGGTCGCCCTGCCCGCTGACGCCCTCGATCTTGCCGCCGCCGTCGATGATCAGAGGCTCCGCTGATCCACCGCTGCGGGCATGCTTGGCCTTCCAGCCAAGCAGGATCGTCTGCTTGGCCTGCTCGCTGATCGGGGTGGGGAACTGGAACGACAGCCGGCGGGTAGTTCCCGTCGCCGCCATCGTGGCCGCCCAGGTATCTAGGTCGCTGACGAGTTGCAGCTGGGTGCGGCACTTGTCCAGCGGGCTTTCTCCGATGAACGCCCACCGGCTGTAACCGCTCTTGGTGTGGATCAGGTCCGACGACGGCACGGGCTTGCCGTCCAGCAGGTAGCGGTACGGGCTCGAGGTCCAGTCGATGGTCACCCGGCCGCGGTCCAGCGGGATCAGTTCCGCCACCTCGCCGGCGTAGGTCCTGGCGATGTAGACGTAGGAGTTTCCCTGCGTGAAGGCTTCGGTAACCATCCACCGCCGCAACTCCCACCCGTTGACCATCTCGGTCGCTCGGCCGGTCAGCAGGCTCAGGGCAGCCGGCTGCACCTCCTGGTCTGCGCTGTCGTAGACGCACAGCGTGACACTGGCCAGCATGCTCGAGATGCCCTCGATGCAGCGCTGGACGCCGGGCAGGGCCTCGACCTCGCCTGCCGACGAGGTTTCGACCAGCAGGCTGGCGTCAAAGCCGCCGATGAAGTAGCTGCGAAGGCGCGAGAGGAATCCCACGCCTCCCCCAGTTTGAGTACGCGCTTTTTCTGTCAATAGGCGAGTGCGCCATTTTTTGGCACATTCCGCAAATTGTCGATTTGTCCGCTAGGTAGCGGAACGTGTGGCAAAAGAAAACCACCACGCTTGCGCGTGGTGGGCTTGGGGTCCCCGTCGGTCCTTACGGGTAGCAGCGCACGGGCTCGGTTCTCAGCGAATCAGGAACACGTAGTTCTTGATCGGGCTGGCGCTCCGGCAGCCTTTCGGCTGCGCTGCCATCATATCGTCATCACGCCGGACGGCGGCATCCACTGCTGGGAGCGCCCGCGCAGCTCAAACAGGCGGGCCGCGTTGCAGGCCGCCACCAGGGCGTCGATGTTCTGCCCGTCCCGCTTCTGCAGTTTGACCAGCCCCCCGTCGTAGGTCTTGGTGGTCGCATGCCGAAGTTGGTGCAGTAGCACCGGGTCGTCGTGGTAGCGGAGCGCCTTCATCCGGATGAGCGCCACGAACGTCGACCAGGCGGGCGCCTGCTCGCGGATCGACTGGGACCGGGCCTCCACGGGCAGGTTCAGTTTGTCGACCATCACCTGCCGAACCCAGTTCTGCGTCCACCCGACCTCATCGACGCCGACGGCCTCGAGGTGCAGGGTGCTAGCAAGTTGTCCCAGCAGGCCCTCGACGGCGTCAAAGTCGATCAGTTGCCCGTCGTTGTGCTGGACGTGGCCCTGCTGGACCAGTTCGTGCAGCCAGGGCCTCTGTTGCTTCATGTGCCCGAGTTCTCCGCAGGTGAACGACCAGGTGCGCAGCAGCCCAAACTCCCCGCCGTCGACCACGACCCCCACGCTCGTCAGGTCGGCCCGAGCGCCAACGACGCTGCCCAGGCTGAAGTCGATGAACGCCCAGGCGCGTCGGCCGCGCACGTCCTCGAGGCGCCAGTCGAATCGGGCCTGCTCGAGCACGGCCGCGTCGATGCCGACGCTGGCCAGGCTGCCGCCGGGCAGGTTCAGCCGCTGAGTGCGGAACTCCTCGACACCGTCCGACCGGCTGCCAAGGAACGCCAGTTCCGACCTGATGGTGTCCTCGGTGATGTGGCCGCCCTCGATCCACAGCTGCGGGTTGGCCTTGCGCCACTGGACCGGGTCGTGGATGTCGGCGCCCGCATCGGACGCCCAATGGTGCACCGCCCAGTCCTCGCGCAGGCGGCCGGCCAGCAGCTGCGCCTCGGCCTCCTGCCGCCAGCCGGCCCAGGGCAGGCTCAGGTCGTCATCGGCCGTGGTGGTCATCAGCAGCCGCCCCTCGGCGGTCTTGGTAGCCGCCGTCATCAGCCGACTCAGGTAGTCCCCCTGCAGGCGGGCCGCTTCGTCGGCCAGCACCAGCGCTGGCGTCACTCCGTCGGCACGCTTGGCGTCCCTGGCGATGGGCAGCATCTTGCCCTTGCCGTGGCGCAGCATCGGCTGGTTGTTCGACATGCGGGCCGCCCAGGGCGTCGTCTTGCCGTCGGCGGGCCAGTGGATCTTGGCTAGGGCCTCCATGGACAGGCGGGCCTGCGAGAGGGCCGTAGCGGCGCTCACGACGAGCCGGTCGGCCTCAGGGTCCCTCAGGACCCATCCGGCCAGCAGTGCGGCCAGCAGCGTCTTCCCGTGGCTGCGCGGCACCGAGAACGACACCACGCGGCACCGCTCCCGCCGGGCGATGGTGTCGGCAAGAACAGGCACCCAGTACGGGTACAGCACCACGTCGGCCGGCAGCGTGGCAGCGAATGCGTCCACCACCGCCCAGTCGTAGCCGCCGGCCTCGGCGCGTCGAGCGTAAGCCGTCAGCGAAGCAGCAGTTACGTCAGACACGCCGCCGCTAGCCGCCGTTGCGTACGCCCATGCCGTCGATGTTTCAATGATGGATGAATGCATACTGCGATACGCTGTCGGGCGGCGACGGTTCTT